GAAACACTCCAAGACACCGGGGTCGCTTCGGCGCGAGCCTGGGCTACCAGGCGTTCGTACGCACTCATGAACGCCATGCGTGCCCCGACCTTGTCGCCCAATCGAAGGATCGACGCGGCCGCAGTCATCGCTTGCTGGATCTCAGCGGTCAAAACCACGGTTTCGCTTTCGTCGTGCCCGCAAAGAGCAATCGACCAAGCCTCGTCCCTACCCGGACGGCCGTCGGCGGCCTGAACTCGCTGCAGGATGTCGGCCATGGCCAATTTCCCTTTCACCTCGAAGCGGCAAGCCTTGAGCGCGGCTTTGACGGTGGAGACTGAGTAAGCGCAAAGGTCTTCAGCCATCATCGCCGCAGTGCCTGGGTTCATCTCCTGCCCCATGGCCTCAGCGGTAGCGCAGATCGCAGCAGCGAGCCCGGCAACCTGCTGATCGTTCATTTCAAAGGTATTCATTGCGCTCTCCCGCTTGGCGCTTGGCCAAGACCATTTGCGCAGCCTGTTCGGCAGCGGAGACGTTCGCTTCAGTGCGCTCCATCTGGCGGGCAGTCGTCCCGTTGATGCGCTGACCAGTCACCCATTGGGTGTGGTAGCTCTCGGCGTTGGCCAGCAGCTCGTTGAGGCTATGGCATTTGCGGAGGACGGCGGCATCGCTGGTCTTCAGGAAGTGAGCGGCGACGTGATGGGCTACATCGGCGCCGAGACGGTCGACCAGTTGACCGAGCTGTCCACCGACCTTGGCGTTCCAAACCGGCCAGGTACTGTAGCGCTTGCGGTACGCCATCGCGTAGTTCGCCCAGACCTTGAAGGTTTTGCAGGTTTGGTCTTTGGGGCCCGGCATGTCTGCGGGAATCTCGACGCGGGGACCGTCGGTGCGATCAACCACCAGCACCAGGTTACGGGCCGGCTTGTCCGGGCCGTCTTGCAAGTCCTGACTGGTATCCTGATTGGTACCCTGATGATTGGTATCCTGATTTGTCGGAGATTTTTCCGACCTTGCCTCGGATTTTTCTCCGACCTTGCTCGGATTTTTTTCCGAGGTAGATCGGATTTTTTTCCGACCCTTGTTCTCTGGAGGGGTCGGATATTTTTCCGATCCATCAAGCTTCTGATTCCACTCGATCGCCTTTTCGGTTAGGCGAAACAAGGTAATGTTCGAGGTGCTGGAAAGCTCAATCAAGCCGGCTTCTTCAAGGGCCTTCAGCATGCGGTAAGCGGTGTCAGGCTTATTGGTGAGCAGCGGCAGCTCCTCGATGATCTTGGCCTTGCTCAGCGCGAAGAAGATCCCGTCGTCCGTCTTGATTGGCTTGGTCCAGCTCGGGCAGCCGTAGACGAAGGCGAATAGCAGGGCCTGCTGAGAATTCAGCCCCCACTCCAGCGCCTTCACCTGGTTGATCGTGACGGTGAATTGCATATCAGGCCTTCCCGACCAGTTTGGCCAACTCGAGGAAGCGATCCACGTACCAATGAGGCTGCGTTTCGCGTGGAGATTGAGGGCTGGTGAGGTTCTTGCCGAAGGCCATGCCCTTTTCGGTCACGGACCAAAAATCGATCGTTTCCTGTTTGGAGTTTTTACGCTGCAGCTGCTTGAGAAAGCCGCGGGCCTCCAGAGCGCGGTTGAACGCCGCCGGCGCGTAGCGAATCCCATGGTCTTTCAAGAGGGCCGTGGCTGACTTGGTGGGCATCGAGCTGCCGCCGGCAGCATCTGGCGCGGCATCGACGGCGTAGCCTGGGAGAAACTTCGGGTCCAAGCCGTTGTTTTGGGCGATCTTCGTAAGCATGGCCATCTGGCACGACGCCGCCGGCTTCAGCAGCCGCGTGAAACACTCCATGATGGCGATCTCGCCGACAACCTTGGTGCCGTTGAGCAGCACGTGCTCGCGGGCGCCCTGTTGCTGTTCAAGCTCTCGCCAACGGCGAATCACCTTCATGCGCATCGGGGCGCTGTAGCCGGTGAGAAGGCAGTCGGTGTACTCACGATCAAGCAGGTATTGCACCTGTTCGCGGTTTCGGCCGTCCAGGTAGATGTCCTCAAAACTGAGTGCATCTACTTTCAGGTCTTTGAGCATTGCGAGGATGTCCCGCTTCACGTTGTCGTGACGTTTACCAGTGGCGTTAGCAATCTCACGGGAAGACATGGTGGTAGGCGACACGTTTTCAGAATTAACAAAACGTGTCGCGACATTGGTCGAGGTATTGCTTGAATTGGGTTGGCTCTGCATAATCGCGCCTCTCTAGTTTTTGCAGATGAGCCAGGCCACGAACCTGGCTTTTTTGTGCCTGGAATTCAGGCGGCCTTCACCGATGCATCCATCACGTCCAGACTCTGCCGGACATGGTTGATCTCTTGACGAATCAAAGATTTTTCGATGGAGCTGACGTGGTCATCGCCGAGCGCTTCGTGCACGGCGATAGTTAAATCAGCCACTTCCTTGCCGACATTGATCAGCGATTTGGTGAGTGCCTGTGGCTGAGGAGCAGACTTCGCGACCAGGTCGAAACCGAATTCATTTGCGAGCGCTGCCAGAGGCCGCATGTCGCCGGTGTGCAGCAATATCCCAAACAAATGCTCCACGGTCAGATGGTGAGCATCGTTGCCGGGGTTGGCACGCTGGAGCAGGCCAACGTGCGGAACACCCATCTTCGCCGCCAGTGCTTTGGCTTCGTTATCCAGAACAGCGCTTTGGCAGGCCCGCAGAAAATCTTCCATTCGTAAAACCTCAAACTTGTTTCCGTGGTGGCGTTACGCCAACAAAGCGATGATCTGGTCATCAACTGATCAGGGACGCATCCATGAGCAATCAATCCGAATTACAAGGCGAGATAGCCGCCCTTTGCTGCCTGATGGTTGCGTTGGCATCCACCCTTCCCTTGTCATCCCAACTCAGGCTGTGGCCTGCGTTTGAACGGATCGCTGACCCCATCCGGGATCGGCTCGGCATTGAGGAGTTGCGCGGCTTTGAGCGCGCAACCGTCTCGCTCGCCACTACGCGAAGGACGCTCGGTTAAGCAGCTGTTTGGGTGCGCTTTTGGCCCATGCACAGTTCACGGGCGGTAACTTTTCCGCCGGTCAACTCTTCGGCCTTAAATGCCTTTTCAGCGCCCATCGGATGAATGCCGGCAACCCAGTACGAAACTGCGGCCTGCGAAACATCGAGCGCCAAAGCGGTTTTGGTTTGCCCGCCGAAGAAGTCGACGAGCTTTTCGATAGGGGTCATATGAGAGCCCTCCTGATAAGCCTGCTTATATCCTAAGTAGAAGGACACTTATTTGCAAGCCGATAAGGGAACTTATAAATTCCAGCGGATGAGCACACTCGCCGAACGAATCAAATCCGCAAGAAATCACGCCAGACTGACGCAAAAGGCTCTCGCCCTAAAGGCAGGGGTCGAGCAGCCTGTGATCTCGCAGCTGGAGACAGGAAAGAATCTACAAAGCGCACATCTTCCGAAGATTGCGCATGCGTGTGGGGTGAGCGCTATTTGGTTATCGGAAAATATTGGCCCAATGATCAGCGCAGCCGGCAGCGGCCCAAACGTCGGCGACGCCCGGCAGCCAGTAGAGTCCTACCGCTACCCGGTTATTAGCTGGGTCGCCGCCGGAGCCTGGGCCGAAGCAGTCGAGCCCTATCCAGCCGGCTTTTCCGATCGCTACGAATTCTCCGAATACGACTCGAAGGGCCCAGCATTTTGGCTTGAGGTCAAAGGCGATTCGATGACCTCACCTGTTGGACAAAGCATTACTGAAGGCACGCTGATTCTGGTGGATACCGAAGCTGAGGCTGCTCCTGGCAAACTCGTGATCGCCAAACTGCCGGATAGCAATGAAGCGACCTTCAAGAAGCTGGTCAATGACGGCGGGAAACTTTTCCTGAAGCCGCTGAATCCAGCCTGGCGGATTGAGCCGTTCACTGAAGACTGCCGAATCGTTGGTGTTGTCGTTCGAGCGCTACAGAAGTTCTGACCATGTCAAAGAAACAGGTGGATCCAACTGCGAGCGCCGCAGACATTGAGAGATCTATCCTAACCCTGAACAGGATGGCTGAACGTTTATGGGGAGATGGTCGAGAAGCTGAGGCGAAAGCCCTCCTTGATGCTTTGGATGCATTAAACCGAGCACTAGACCGAATCAGGATTGGTGAAAGTCGTAAGACTTTTCATTGACGACCGCGGACCGATTGAAGCGACCC